AGGTAAGGCTGAAATACTTGAAACGATCGACAATGCGCGGGTGCTGCTCGATGTACGACAGACCCTGAGTAGGAATGGCGATCACGTTAGGCCAGCGGAGTGTAGCTGAGTACACAGCACGCATGGCCGTCATGATATTCGCAACAGGGTCAGACGTGACGTATGGATAAGTACCACCAGTCTGCTGATCCCACTGCTGCGCGCCTGTGAGGGTTGTTGTGTTTGCGGCTGGATAGTTTGCAGTATTGCGAAGAAGCGTCGCAACCTTGTTCTCGTGATTGATCATGATGCTACGAACAATCTTGTCCACAGCATTCTGCTCAGGATCGAGGATCTGCACACCACCGAATACCGGGTCTGCTAGACCACCAAGGCTGTAAAGCTGTTGACGCTCTTCATCGAAGATCGGCACCTGTAGAGAATGCTCACGTGTGTTGAAGAAGTCCGAAGACCACTTGAACCCGACAACTTCATGAGCAACCGTACCAGGCTCACGCCTATCTTCTGTGATCAGCCAGTCAGAGCGGTCATACACACGGTATGTGCCAGACTGGGTTCGTACAGGTGTTTCCGGCAACAGTCGAATCCCGTAGTATTGCTGCTGCATAGGCAGCGACACTGAGAAGTTACTGAGTACCGGGTCGATATATAGACCACTAGGATCGTACATTCTCTGTCACCACCTTTCTAAGCAACGCCACCGTAGGGATTGATGAGAAGTGCGATACGATCGCCGGCATTCACAGCAGGTGATCCCACACACTTACCCACAAGTCGCTTGCCACTTGCAGCTACCGCAGCACTCACCTGACCGTTAGCCTCCAACGTCACGAGGCTACCAAGAGGAATAGCGCCAAACGCGACAGCTTCGGTAACACCATGCACACGTACAGATGCACCCTTACCTCTGTTGAGGTCATTCAGGGTGACGTTGAACTGTGCAAAGCCTGCAATCACGTCAGTAATTGCAGCGATGGGAAGCACATGCTCGGTAGCTAGTGCAGAATCGTACTTCACAGCCTGGAACTTTGTGATCGCGTTACCAGGTGTTACGTCCATACCGATATCGAGCAGGAAGTTTCCCCATGCCATTTACATCACCCCCTTTCTATGCGGGAGCTGCCATCTGATAAGCATCCGCTAGATCAGGATACTTCTTGGCAGCCTCGTTGATTGCCATTTCATACGTGAACTTCGGATCATCTGCATGATCCTTCTGTGCCTCAGCGACCTTCTCTGCAAACAGTTTGCGAGCAGACTGAAGACCGCCCATGCTGCGAGTATCGAGAACGTGCCCATGATCGTCAGACAGGCGAGAACTACCATTCTCACCATACGACACGATACCGCCATGTACGATGGTGCTTACGGCATCCTCGAAGTCTGCGAGAGTCACGGTTCCCTCGGCAAACTTCTTGTGCACCTGACTGAGCTTGTCCATCGCGAGTGCAGACAAACCGTTGGCTGTCGGCACTTGCTTGTCACCCTCGGTGCGTGTGATCGACTTGACAGACTCAGCAAACTGATGAGCCTTTGTAGTTCTGTCAGTCTCGATCATCTGCTGATGCTGTTGCCACATGTGTGGGAACTGCTCAGCAAATGCCTTCTCTTCACCGCTAGCACTCACGTCCTTCTTGAAAGCAGAATGCTCAGTGAAGACAGTCTTGACACGCTCTTCGATCTTCTCACTGAACTGCTTGGTAGCAGCTTCGTCATCTGCCATTGCGTCGAAGTCTACACCATCAGTGGGAATACCAACGAGCTTTGCTAGCTCTTCCAGCGTCAATTTTCCACCTCCTTCTGTGAATTTAGTATAGATTGTGCCACCAGGCTTAGGCGTTTGATTTCCTGATGTTGGTGCACCCGGATCCGTTGCAGGATCTCTCGGTAGAGGATCTCTTCTCCAGCCACCACCGATATCAGGATTTTCCTTAGCAGGGTTACCCTGCTGTCGTGGCACATACTGACCAGTACCCGGATCAGGTTGTCCAGGTGGTTCACCTGATCCGATCTGTGGAGTAGGTGGTGAACCAGTACCAGGCCACGAATACTCCCATTCCTTCTGTTCACCGAAACTCACGTCGTATCCCAGCTCAGTGAGCTTATCGTAGGCAGCTTTGGTTTCCTCATCTTCCGCCATTGACTTGTTCTTACCGCCCAACAGTCTCCTAGCCTTGGCTTGCAGTGATGACTTGAGACTGTCTGATATGCCTTTCATCTGTGGGATACGTGCAATGGCGTTACGCAGGTGAGGCAAGTCAATCGAGCCAGATGCGTTCTTGTAAGGAAGGTGACGCAGACTACGTGGAGTAGTCTTTCCGTCAGAATCCTTCTTACCGCCGGACTCGATATACAGAAAGCAACTGTCAGGCAGGTCATTCACTGACGCAGTTGACCACACAGCGAATTGCTTCTGAGTATCTTCATCCAGCTCGTTCCACAGATCCTCGCTGAAGTTGATGGGCATGGTACGCTTGGCTACGGGACGATTCGTTAGACCACCGCCAATGATGACGTCAGCGACAGTCTCACCGGAATCGTTGACGAAGTATTCATCGTCCCATTCAAGCGACCAATACTTCCACTTCTTCTCAACGATCTCTTTCCTCGCATCGTCAGTAAACGCGACTTGTGCCCACAAGCTCTTTTGCTCAGGATCATCACTACTTGGGCGAATATCGAAGTCCTTGTACCAGCCCGATGCTTGCTTGCCCTTGGCAGTATCGGAACCATGCTCAAAATCGGTTGCAATTTCTTGTCCACGAATACCAGACTTGAAGTTAGCAACCATTCGTTCGAGCTTCTCGGTTGTCACAGGAACCTCGCCATACTGCGGTGTCGTGTAGACACGCGCAGGCAGAGCTTCGATCCACATGGCATTCTCTTGTGACGAACCTAGTTCCTCGCTACTAGGCTCAAGCTGTGCTAGTGCTGTCTCCAACATGTATGATTCTCACCTCCTTTGCAATAGATTGTAGTTGCTCTGAGGACATTGTTTCGGTTATCAGAGTCTCGCAGTTCTCAACCTTGAACTTACACAGTTTCCAGTTGATATCCACGATGTAATACAGTCTCCCGTTTCTGACGTAGTATGTTCCTACTGTCAGCTTCGACAGTTTCTTTAGTGATTTACCTGACTCTTTATTCTGGTCCGCTTGCAGGTTTGTTGACATTACCAGTCCCCGTGGTAATCTTGACTTTTCCCTTCTGCGATTTCCCGTTTCCAGAGCTAGTTGTGTCAGGCGGTGTGATGCTTGGTTGTCCGTTAGTTGAATTACCTTGTGATCCGATATCACCTTGTGCCAGGATCTGTTCTCTTGTAGGCACACGTTGTCCAGGTGCATCGGGTTGTTTCTTGGGCATATCGAAGGTAGCACGTATCCAGTCTTCTGTGGGCTGATCCATTGTGATACCTTCTTGGGCAATGAGATTCGAGAGAGCCGCACCAAGCATCTGAAGATCCTTAGTCTCACCGATATTCCTTGCCTTTAGCTTGGGGAAGTTTTTCGTCGGGTAGTTCCAGACTACGAGTTCTGGAATCAAATACATGTTGACTACATCACAGATGTAGTTGGCAACATGCCTGAGAGCCTTCAAGTACGTGTCACTTTGGACAGCACCAGCGGCTCGACTACCCGACGATCCACGAAAACCTATGGCAAGAAACTCAGCCATGACGTTCAGTAGAATCATCGTGTTGTGATGAGCTGCTGAGTCAAGCGCGTCCACCAGATTCCCGTGGATCTGTGCAAACTCCACGTCCACATTAGGCACGAGAAGCATGAAAGCTTCCTCGTTGGTGCGAAGATTCTTGAGCAGATTCCTCAGCACAGCTTTGTCTTGCGCTGTATACCCTGGCTTGAGGATACCCTTGGGCACGCCAAGACTGTGACGCTCTTTCTGGATTGCATCGATCTTGTAGAAGTGAGTCTTGTAATACCAGTGTGGGTATGCTGTACGTAGCAGGCTGCGGCCAGTCAGATCGCCACCCTTACGTGAGAAGGTGAACATCAACAGCTTAGCCGCATCAATTGTCACGTTCTCACTTGATTTGTCTGCGCGAATGGCATTTTGCACGATATTCGTGACTTCGCCGTTATTGTCGTAACTGATTGTCCCGATTGTACTCGGAGGACGGACACCGAGCTTTTTGAGCATCGTATAGTTCTTTGTGTTACGTCCCTGACCCGGCGGAGTCCACTCACGCATCTCATACACTTTTTCCAAGACAGCATAGCCGTCTTCGAAGAAATGTAGGATATCTTCAAGTGAGTTAGAAAACGGCGAAGTCATCCCGTCAACCAGATTGTCCTCGATGAAATTTGCAACTTCTATATTGATCGGCAGATTGTCGTAGGGATCAAGATAGAAATCTGCGCCGAGTACAGGTGTCTTGACAGCACGCATCGATACATCGACACCTGCATCGTTCATCATGTATGTGTAGGTGCGAAGTCGAGTGTACGGACTGACTAGCTCCGGTACAATCTCGATAATCTGAACAGGCTGACTGGATCCAACCTCCTGATTCAAGTCAGGCTGCTGAATCATGTCATCAGTGATACCACTCGATTGATACGAAGTACCCGTACTCGCGTGGCGCGGGGCCTTCGGAGTCAAAGGCTGCACAGGAGTGGTCTGCGACTGTTCATTGGACTGACCAGGAGCATTGGCCATGTTCGCAAACTTCTTACGTGTGCGCTTGGTATCGTTGTGATGAGTCTTGCGCTTCTGTGGCTTTGGTTTCCTAGGCTTAGCCATAGGCTATATCCTTATACCCCGAAAGGATTACCAACAGTGAAAACGTCGTCCATTACGACTTGCGTGTTGAGCGTGAAGAAGTCTTCCGACTCGGAGCCTTTGTAGTTTTCTCCGTAGATGTCTGTGATGTGGGAGTCTGCTCCTGCGACGAAGTAGGGGCCGATGAAGTACCTGAGCGCGTCAGCCGCGTGATCATCGACTTTATGCTGGATATTACCGTCACCTGTCTGCTCCTGTAGATCGAACTTCGTGTTTTTGCCTTGTTCTTTCACATGGAGTTTGAGCATCTGCCGGACGAGATTGGGACAAGCAGTTGTGACAAGTAGTTTGGGCGGATCATGCTTCAGCATCCTCTTGATCTGTTCTACGGCTCGCTTCCATCGCACATCTTCGAATGCCACGTATCCAATGATTTGCGCCAGAGTCGCGGCTTCATCTGCCCCACGCGGATCGCCCCACATACCATCTACATGGTATCCCGGTGGACTCTCACGATTGACGAGTGCCCAACCGTGCTCCATCGTGGAACGCTGAGTCTCGTAGTACTCGCGCCACACATAGGCAGTATCGGTAGCTGGGTCTACTTGGATATCGAGGCAGACGAATGGATTTGCAAAGCCATAGTCGAAGGCGAGGTAGTTTGGCCAATCTGGATGAAAATCGTAATCGGCCGCTTGGATGACGTGTTTATCTTCACGGAACTCCTCGTAGATAGATCCGGTCATGGCAGTAAACTCAGCACCGTATTCCTGACGGAACCAGTGTGAGCTTACAACCTGATATACACGCTGAATCTCTGGATCCTCGAAACCGCCCGGAAAGCGTACTGTATTTTCCCACGTGGGGAACTGCCAGGAACGATATGCAGTAAGCTGTTTCTTACCGGCATTGAATTGGTTGTTGAAGATCGCAGATTCTTGTCCGAGCATCCACAAGCCGTGGTACCAGTTGTATCCCTTGGGTGTGCTTGGGAAGTCACATGTGCCCTTCAAGTCAGACAAGGCTGGCTCGATGTATTGCTCCCAGATACTCCGGTCGTGTCTAGCAGACTCACACAAGATAGCATGGCTTAGCCCCTCGCCTAACAAGCTATCTTGGTTATCTGCTGACACGACCAGAATCAATGAATTCCATGGCGTGCGGATATACATGTCGCCTTGATGCTGTGAGTACGCCTTGCGACAATATTTCAGGATGCCCAACTCCTGGTAATCATTCCACACTACACGGAACTCTTTCTCACCGATACGATATGAAGTACCGATGATCCAGTTGATTGAGTCAGGCACGAAAGACTTGTGAGTCATGCGGTGACCGGCGACTTGGCTTTTACCGTATCGCCGGCCACAGCATGGAATGTTGAAACGTGTGGTGCTATACAGGTATTCAGATTGGCCTGACGAATGTGGCTTGAACCCCAGCTTCTTATACAGGAGTTCGTCTGATATACCTGGCTCAGCCTGTGGCGTAGCGGTCACTTGGGTTTGGGGTTCCTGTGGTGTTAGCTACGATGTTGTGGGCTGAGTGGGGGTTTGCAGCGAACGTAGCAACTCAGAGATGGGATCACCATCTTGGGCAGATGCTGCAAGTGCTTCTTTCACGATGAACTGTGAAGCCTTCAGTCTGATTGAATCACTCGTAGAGTTTGAAGACAACCAGACGATCTGAGCGGCTGCGTGAGCTAGGTTCTTCTTGAAGAACTCACGCGTATACCGCTCAACATTCTGAGCTTCCTCTTGCGCGCTAGCCGTCTTGTTCTGTGAATCGCTGAATTCCTGCCTTAGCGCAGCAGCATAGGAATGAAGCTCTTTCTGCAAAGCTTCATCACTCAGGCCGAATGCCAGCGGCTCGATTTCCTCGTTGTCAGGATCCTTTGGCAGATCTGTGTTGTCTGGCGTATCTGTGTTGTCTGGTGTTTCTTCGTTACTCGGGTTCTGCGGCATCCTCGTCACCGTCTTCGGTTGTCTCGTCTTCCTCGGTTTCCATGTCTCCCTCAGTCTCGGGGGTATCGGGCTGCGGGGCTTCGGTTTCACTCATTTGTATGAACCTCCATATTTGTGCAGGGTCGGTCGCCTTGGGTAGTATACCTACGTTACTCGGTGCAATATGCGGTATCTAAGAAATCGATGGTATGGCACCAAAATGGTTCGGTACAAACTAGTGAATAGTTCCCCACATTGTATCACATGTCACATGATACTTCTTTACTACATCTTTACACAGATCTCAGCTAGATCTAATGTTTGTCCTCGATACTGTGTATGTCAGTCAGATAGGACAACTTAGGAGGTTAGGACAGTGACGTATGCAGATCGCATGCGGGCCATCGTTCTAGCAGATCATGAGCGTTGGCTAGCTCGTGAGCATGATGAGTCACACTACGATGGCTCACGTGCGAGCATAGCTCATGGATCCATGGATCGCGCTTACATGCGAGGCATGGACATGATTCCGCAGAATGAATCCAATCGGGACTACCCGAACATGCCCGCGAGACTTCGATACTCGGATCCTACCCGCATGGCCGGAACATCGCCTAACGTGCGAGTGATTCGCTCCGATGGCACTAGTTCCGTAGTCCCGGCATCTAGCTTTCGTCGGGCACGTGCGGCGACTGAGAATCGCTACGCGGCAGTGGATCGGCAGAATGCCCAGGATAGGCGCATGAGGCGCATGTCTCAGGATATCGGTGGATCGCAGGCTGACTATGACTAGTCAGCCTGCACCACACTCTTAGCTTTCACCCCTAACCTCTTAGGACATTCTAATGCAAGTAGCAAGCAAGTCCGCTACTCTGTAACTAGCAAGTACAACCTAGTAACGAAAGGCGTCAAATGCTCAGTAAAGAGGATTTGGCGGCCCTCCGTGAACAAGCCCGCACAGGAGTGGATCCTGAGCTTTACGCGGGTAAGGATGACGTCAAGTATTTCGTCAACGGAGCCTGGACATTCGGGAAGCTTACCGCTGATATGAAGGGTGAGTTTCACGGCAAGCAAGGCTCACCCAAGCGTTCACGGAAAGGTCGCACGTATCGGGCAGCTAACGGGTCACGTTACTATCATCCGTGGAATCCCGATGAAGTGCAAGTTTATCGAGCTTAGGTAAAATCTAGGCTCGGCTAAGCTTGATCGCTTCTAACACGAATCGAGCTTGTCTGGAAAATCAAGGATGGATCGGATGAAGGGCGAACAGGCGTTCGTAACACCAATCGCCCCAATGTCACACATACTCATAAACATGAAAGAGTGTGTAAGTTGTGTAGTGGTGTGACAAGTCGGAAAAAAGCGAACATACGTTCGACGAACGAGTCACTCACAAAATCTGACAACCCAACGCTCAGATTTTCTGAGCCTAGCGCGCTTGAAAACAGACCTTGACTTTCCGTGAAATCCGTGATAAGCTGCATACGCTGTAGACAACCAGAAAGGCACAAATGACGGTTCAAGAGCTTATCGATGAGCTGTCGAAGATGGATCCTAACCACGAAGTGATCTTCCGCTACGTGGGTACGGGGTTCAACCACGACAACCCTATCGAGTCAGCTAAGGTGGATATCGTCGGTGGCCCATACAAGGCCGATGAAAGAATGGCGGTAGTCCTCCGATGATAAATCCATCATCACAAGCTGTCTGGGCCTACATTCTAACCGTAGGCCCAATCGTAGGTTGCATCGCGATTTGGGTACTAGCCCATCGTAACAAGTAAACTAGCCGTAAGGCTAGCAGATGGGGCTTGACATTCAAGACCCCATGTGCTAACCTTACGTCTGTAAGGTTATTCCCACAAAACGGGAGTGAAACATCAAGGAGGTGAAAATCAAATGGGTCTCTCTTCTGAGAAGATCGCTGAGCTGTATGCGAACAAGCGCACCAAAGGCTTGTACGAGGAGCGGTTCAACGAGCTTATGACTGAGAGTGATGAGCCGGGTATCGATCCCGCTGAGGAGTGGCCGCTCGACTTCGGTAAGAAGTCTGCGACCACGATGTATCAGGGATTCCGCAATGCAGCCGAGAAGTTGGGTTGCATGGATCAGGTGGATATCCTTCAGCGTGATAACCACGTGTTCATCCTCGTGAAGTCGCGTGTGGAGCTTGCCCTCAGTGACGATACTGAGGTGGAAGTCACCACCAACGGTAGCAAGGCTGCCGCCAAGTAACACCAGCACCAAGTAACACCAGCACCAAGTAACACCAGCACAAGGCCTAGCACACGTTTCAAACCATACGTGGCTAGGTCATCAGCTAGTCACAACTCACCTAACTCAGCCGGATAAAGCGATTAGGTTGCCCTATCGTGGATGGGTCGGCAGGCTATGCCAGCTGGTCAACCACGACAAGTCGGAACTGAAAGCTGTAACCAATGACGGTGATGCTGAGTTGTGGCTAGCTGTGCAACAAATCAACACAAGGTTCCAACAATCAAACGGGAAAGGAAGTCCAACAGTTGGATACAACTGAGCTTTCTCCAAGTGAGAAGATTGCTCAGGAGTTGGATTCGTTCCAGACTCGCATGGATCGCAAGCATTATGAAGAGAAGATTCGCGTCGAGTGGTTCAAGTCTCTGTATGAAGCCACTGGCGTGAAGCTTCCCTACGATGCTGGTAGCATGCAGTGGGTGACTGTCTATCATCCTCATCCTGAGAAGTGGGATGCAGATAAGGAGAAGATGGTGACCGACTATGCTGCTCCGCAAGAGATCAACGTGGATGCAACTAACAAGTTGCTTGCCAAGGTGACTCAGCATGCGAGTCGGCTCGGGCATCCTGTCAACAAGAACTACTCAAGCAAGTACTACACGCATGAGATTGTTCTCGAAGAGGATACTGAGAACAAGTGGAACAACGTCACGGTCACATACCAAGTCGATCGCGAAAGCGTTTGCAAGAAGGTTGTGACTGGTACGGAGGAAGTGCCGGAGCAGGTGATTCCCGCACACACGAAGGAAAACTTCGAGTGGGTGTGTGAGAAGATCAGCTATCTCGGCATGGACACCGCCGACTCCGAGTAAGTAGACAAAAGTCTACAACAAGTACCACAAGCCAAGGGAATCCATCACGAAGCAAGCGTAGGTCATGGGTGTGATGGTATACTGGTAAGGGGTTAGGCCAGTGGGGTTTGAAAAGCTAGTGGGTGAAAACCACGTGAGCTAAGTGGATGTGAGATGCTAGAGAGCTTCGAAACCTCGTCTAGCGTAAGCATAGCGCGTAAACCCGTAGCCCTGCAACCTGACGTAAAGGAAAAGCGTTAGGTGAGTAAGGCGGTAGCGTAAGCTTAGCAAGAGGCGTCGTGGCCCCGGCAGGGATAAGCTCACTAGCTCTTCAAGCCTCAGCTTATACAGATGAGGTTTGGTGAGTGTCGGCACGCTACCGACAATCGTATGCAGCTAACGTCAATGGTAGGGAATCCCTGTGAGTACCAAAGGCGTACAACGTACAGTGTAAACCTCACCGCAGACTAGCCGCCTGCGCAAAACAAAGCGGCTAACAAATAAGACAAATAAGGCAAACGGGAGACGAGCATGAAACCAAGTGCTCTGCAACGTCTCATCGATATCCAAGCCGAAGCGAGTTACTACCTAAACGGGTATGGCTTGACTGAACAAGGATGGAGATTTGAGTTCTCAAGCACCCAACGATTCATGGGTGATTGTGACCACAGATCAAGAACCATCCGGTTCTCGAAGCACTACATCATGAGCGATCCCGCGCAGATTACAGATACAATCCTGCATGAGATTGCTCACGCGCTTGTTGGTAGTAACCACGGTCATGATAGAACGTGGAAGCTGAAGGCTATGGAGGTAGGTGCAGATCCATACAGCTATCCCGATGAGGCTACAGCAGCCAAGCAAGTCAGGAATACTGCCAAGCCTAACTATCGGATCAAGTGTCCGAGTTGTGGCTGGTCAGTCACAAGATTTCGGCTCAAGCGTAAATCACTCCAAGGCGCAAGATGCCCGATGTGCTACACTGAAGTCGAGTTCTTCAAGATCATACACAAGTAGCAGCCAATCTTGTCTAGGTTGGCTAAGCTAGCTAGGCTCCAGCGACACTGGATGATCGCTGACCTAGCTAGCTCAGCAAGCCTAGGTGAAGGAGGTGAAAATCACATGGCTTGGACTGATGATCCTATCAGCGAAGCACAGATCAAGTTCATCCGTGATCTTGTGGATAAGAAGGATATCTCAACTTTGCCTCAGGCACAGGTTGATTTCATCCAACCACTCTACGAGGATGGCACGATTGACTCGGTTGCACAAGAGTACAATCTGCATCGAATGAACAAGGGTCAAGCTAGTGAGGCTATCGAGTTGTTGAAGCAACTGCCTAACAAGCCGGTAGTCTCCACTCCTGTGCATGCTGTTGAAACGGGTGGCGTGTCTGTTGACAAAAGTCAGACACGTGAGGGATTTTTCTTTATTATCGATCCAACGAATGGTGAAGAGAGATTCTTCAAAGTCAAGCATGGCAAGGCTGACACACGCTGGGAGGGTTACACCTTCCTCGAAGTGCAAGCCAGTGACTTCTGGTATCCTGTAAAGGATCCGAAGCACAGAGATGCTGTGTTCGCAGAGATTGACAAGGATCCGATCACTGCCATGAATGAGTACGGTATCAGGATCGGATCGTGTGGTGTCTGCGGTAGGACGCTTACGGATAGAGACTCAAGGCTACGAGGTATTGGGCCTATCTGTGCTGCACGTCTTGACTCGACTCCCACAGAAGAACAGCTTGACGTGCTCAGACAACTCGGTTTGAAACGGGACTAGTCATGAGTGAGCTAACCATGTGCAATCACTGTCAGCTAGAGCTGATGAAGATGCTAGCTGAAAGACGTGGTGCAACAGTCGAACTGAGAACAGATGAGTTTGGATGGATCGAAGCAAAATACTCCGATCGTCCCGAGCCGTCTGCTTGGTTCAAGCAACTCACAGATCACTGTGTTTGCTAGTAATCACGTAGTCACGTATCGCTAAAACCAGCTATTGACTTTCGCGGCGATATGTGCTAGACTGGTCTTTAGCGGTGGGCGGGGAATGCCTCGCCTGCCGCTAGAACCGATACTCAGGATAGTTGTGCTCGCAACCATCTTGACTTAGCGCAAGGCGTAGTTTCACAACTACGTCGTGTTGTACGTCAAGTGGTAATCGTAGTGACAATCAAGCAAACGGGAGGTAAGAGATGAAAGCTCTTACTGGTGAGCGTTTGTCAGGTATGATCGATACTGCACGTGATAAGTGTAAGGCACTCGATCCTGACGCACTCGCTAACCTCGATGCTGGCATGGCTATTGAGTTCTCGGAGCATTTCGAGTATCAGCAGCTCCAAGCTCAGTATCATGCTAGTGGTCTTCTCACTTCTGAGGCTGCACAGATTGTGTATGCCTCACTTGGTGAGGTCGGATCCGATAGCAATGGTGGTTGGGCCAGTGGTACTGACACGGCTACCAAGGTTATCGTGACTCAACTGATGGGCGAGCTTCTGAAGCTAAAGCTTGCTCGTCGCGGCGTCTTGGCCTAGTAAGATGGTCAAGATCAAAGAGTACGTGAGAGTAGCTGGTGCGGCTGCACCGTATTTCGGTAAGTTTCGTGTGGTTGTGTTGCGGAATCTGCCTGGTGGTGTTCCGAGTCAGATGCTCAGACCTCAGTTCGATACCAAGCGTGAAGCACAGATTTATCGTGCTGGTGTGCGTGATGGTATCAATCTTGCCCGTAACGGGTAAGCGGTAAAACAGTGCCTTGGCATAATATTGCCGAGTGGATAGCAGGAGTCTTTTGGTTCCTAGGATTCTTGCTCATCGTGTTCGTGTTAGGAGCCATCGGATCGAAACGGGAGGAAGCGAAGTTTGCAAGATCATACCGAGCAAAACAACGCCTCTCCAACAAACGATTCGCAGACGCAGCATACCCTAACCGAAAAGGTATGGCAAGCGGTGGATCAAAGGAAGACTATGATCTCGCCGACGGATCCGAAAGCATGCATGGTTTTGAACGATGGTGAGACTTACACCACGCTTCAAGACTGTACGATAGTGCAGGCGGATTTCGCTGCGATGGATCGTGATGGAGTGGATCCAGACTTGGAGATAGCTCACGCTGTCAAGCAGGGCTGGTATTCCAAGTACGTCAAGATCGTAACAAGATTCAGCTAACGCTGAATGTGAGCGGTGAAAGGTGATACGATACGGAACGTATCTTGGGTTCAATTCCCAACACCGCTTATTCCTGTTTTCTACAAACGGGAGGTAAGACAAGTGCCAATGAGTAAGAAAGAGAGACAAAGGCTGGGCAGAGTTGTTGCTCAGAAAAGAAAGCGTATCAAGGATCTGCAAGAAGCTCAGATCATGTTGACCGCTCTTCAGCGTATCGACTTGACTAAGCTCACGCAGACTGAGATTGCTCTCGTGTCTCGTCAGTTGAATGGCTTTCTTGCTAGAACTACCAGACTTGCTGGTGGTTATGATAACAAGAAGATACCGCTGGAAATCCAGCGTCTTGTTCACGCTGCTGGTAATCTGGCTAGTACATTCGCTGAGTTCAAGAAGGAATTCCATCGAGAGAAGCGAATGGATGGCAGAGAGCCAATCAAGAACGTAGTTCAAGCAGGTACGCTTTGTGGTTTCTGTAACAAGCGTCCTGCAAAAATCTACGAGGGCGACATTCCCATGTGTCAAGTTTGTGCAAGGGATGTAGATGTTGTCGTCAAGGGTAAGGTATAACATGCCTTCACCCGAACCAGTTGTTTGCAAGAAGTGTGGTCAAAAGGGTAATGAACGTCCTGGTTTCAGACGGCTTCCATTCCCAGAAGCTGTTGGTAATGACCAGGATATGATGCTCGTCGACTCATTCCAATGCAACAACTGTGGTACGAGTTTCGTGGTTCCAATCGGTTCAATCCAAGTGAGGAAACCATGAGAGAGTCAGACATAAACAGACAACTGTTTGGCGCTGGTCACTACAACGTCATCGCTAAGCAGTTTCGTCAGGCTTACGAGCCTTGGATGAACTCGGATGAGATTCACAGTCTCGAAGCTTGGAAGGTTCTCACGGATCTTGCGCTTAGTATGGCTGTGAGATTCCAGGCTGATAACGAGAAGTTCGATCCCATCCGATTTCTCAATGCTTGTAGTCCTGACGTGGAGAAGTATCCGCTTGGTCAGCTTTGGGAGCAATACCTCATCGCAATGCAGAGCGGAGTCAAGTTCAATGGCAAGGTCTGACGATCAATCCATTGAATTTGTGCCTGGTAACAGGTACAACTTCCATACCAGGGATGGCACCTGCTACGATGGTGCTATCTTCATGGGTGGTCATCCTTCCGAGGGTGTCATCATTAGGTATGGTATCGCTGTTGTGGGTATCGGCCCGAATGAGTACGATTGGGCCGATGATTACACTGGCAGCGATGACGCCACCGACTACTTCAAGTAGGAAGTGAGGCAGTATGCCGAGTACAACAACCGATTGGATGGATCCGCTCAATAGGCTGATCTTCAAAAAGGCTCTCAAAGAGCGTGCAGAGCGTGTCACTATTCGTGACGGTCGTGAGTTTGCTCTTGAGTATCGCACGATTCGTGATCGTCTTGAGAACAAGCCTGAGTTGAGTGTCTGGATTCATCCTGCGTCTGATAGCAAGGTGAGGCATCCTAGTTGGTGTTCACCTTGTGGATGGTTCAACGTGAGAAAGTTCATGCGCTCATGAGTACCATCCAAAACGCACAAGCAATAGGTAAAACGGGAGATCCGTTTTGGGTCGATGTGATCCAAGCCTATGAAACCATCTTCACCCAACCCAATCTCCGGCTACGAGTGGAGCGTGGTGACAAAGCAGCAGATGTTTACGTTGCTAGTGATGGTTGCGTAGTTATTGTTATATCATCGTTGTCGGGTGACGAAATGTCAACCACGAAGATTCAGACACACGGTGGCATCAGTGACAAATCAGGTTCCGGAAAGGAGCGTGACTGATGGCGAAGGTTGGTCTTAGACAGACCTTCGAGATGGAGACTCGCAACAAAGTCACGAAGGTGAACTGTGATATCACCTTCAACGTCGATGGTCGCGAGCTTCCGAACATGAGCGTGCTTGGCGCAGCTCTTGAGGAAGCAACACAGTTGATTCAAACTCGTGTTGCCGAGTCATACAAGGAAGTTCCCGCTCGCGTGGGTGATCCAGAAGCAGCAGTGAAAGCAACTGTTGCTCACGTGAACAGGGATGCAGGTGTTCAGCTTACCGATGACGAGAATGCTGTCTCGGTAGTGACACCGAAGGTTCCCGAGCCTGCTGTACCTTTCGGTGCAACGAAGCCTTGGGAACTGAAGTAACATGCCCCTCGATCCTGCGAAAATCAAAGAGCTTCTAGCTAAAAAGAATGCTCCGAGAAGATCGGGGGGTTCAGGATCACGCAAGCAACGTGACCCTAATGATCGCAGCTACAAAGCGTGGTTTGCTTTGTCGCAAGAGATCATCAACAAAGACACCAACGAACCGATGCGGTGCGAGAATCCATCATGTATGGATCCTCGCCCGCCGGTTCATGGTGGACAGTTTGTCGTTGAAATCAACGGTAAACTGATGTGCAGATTTTGCTTCATCGAGGGGTGGCTAACAACAAACCCCGCACAGGAGCAGATACCAGTAAATCATGCCGTATGACTCAGACAGATGGCCGCTTTACTTCGCACAAGCGGCAGACGTCTATCTCTACATAGAAGAGAAAGCCGTCAAAACTGAGGAAGGCTTGGTTTTCACTGGAACAATGGAGAGTGTCCGTACTCATCTAAAGATTTCTCGTGGATCATGGGGGCCAATCAAGGCTCTATTGCAAGACACCATACCCACGATAGATGAGGACGGACACTCTCTACCCGTAGTTGGGACAGTCTTAGTAAGGCTCAGACGTGGTGGAAATACCTCACCATCCGAATGGCTGGTAAACAGACCTTTATCGGAACTGGACTTAGCGGTCTACAGAAATTCGTCCGAGGGGTTGACAACGGCCGCGAGGCATGCTAAGGTGGTGTCTGACTACGAAAGACGCATAGAACAGCTTGAGTCTAGAATACGGGAGTTGGAAGCTAGACTCGAAGGGTAGCAATCGCTACACTGAACATAGGAGAGAAAATGGCAAGGCCACGTAAGACGAGTACCACTGCTGAGCCAGAAGTTCCAACTCAACAACAAACCGAAAAGAAGGGAATGAGAATGCCTCTCAGTCCAGATCAGATCAAGGCCATTTATGCGAAGCGTCGCACAAAGGGCCTTTACAGTGATCTTTGGGCAGAGTTCATGGCTTCCGATGAAGCCGGTGTCTCTGTTCGTGAGAACTGGCCTACGCAGTTTGCGTGGGATCCTGAGAAGCCCGAGGGTGAGCGTGGTAAGCAGGCTACCACACTCAAGCAGGGTTTCGAGAACTGGAAGAAGAACAAGGATGCTCCCGAGGGTTCGGAGCTTATCGACATCATCGTCGATGGTGACGAGGTTTACCTCATCAACCGCAGACTCACTGAGGGTCTGGAGGTTGCGGAGCTGGTCGAGGCTTAGCCAGTTCAGTAACAATCAAGTCTCCCGGTCACATCATGTGGCTGGGAGGCTTGATAAGCTAGTGATTGTAGGTATGGGGTGCCAACAGTCACTAGCTTATCAAGTCCCGAGCTTGTCTCAACTTGATTGGAGTGAACATGACCAAGCAAGAGTTCATCGATAAGGAGATTGCTACGTGGGGTCAGGATTATATCTTTGACCTCATTGATCGTGGCTATGAAGTTGTTGAGCTTGTCGATGCTCATGGTCAAATGAAGTTTTCGTGGGTATTGACGCAGCCGCAGAAATATGCTACGATACAGGTTGGCAGCGACTCCGTGTTTACTCCCGTTTCGCGGGGATTGCGCCTTTGAGTGAAGCGGGTTGAATGCTTGTGATGACGAGTCCGAGTGTTCACCCGCTTCCTCATTTTTGTCCTAACTGTGGTAGTTACACAGATTTCTTGGACGACAACACTGGCTGGTGCGCTAAGTGTTCAAGCCGCACAGCAGTATCGTCCACAAAGATTGAGCTAGCG